AGATGGTGACAGTGTGGTAGATTTAATAGCAGCAATTAGCAAAGGCAAGGCCCCTAAAATAACGGAGTTCAGACATTGCCCTCAGAATCACTCAGACAGTACCTACGCTCTTCAGCAGCGTGGTGAAGCCATGAGTACCATTCCAGACGGATCGTGGCTCTACGTTGATGTAGAGCAGTCTCCTGAGATCGGCAAGCCTGTGCTTTTGCTTAGAGGCAAAAGCTGGGATGTCGCAAACTGGAAAGGAAACAATTACTGCGAATTTACCAACCCTGACTACCCTGACCGGATCTTTAAAATTACAAATAAAGATCATGTGATTGGTAGAGTAATTCAGGTCGATATCATCCTCTAAAAAAATTTAGGGTCTGATATGACTATTTGTTGTTTGAGTAGACTCATCAGGTAAATCAGATACACATAGTATTTGTGAAAAAAATCATGAGGTGAATTTTATGGCAGCAAAGAAAAAGCCAGGAGTCGTTAAGGTATCGGGCGGTAAAGAGTACAAAATGGTTGTGGCACGTATAGAAGACTTCAGAACGAATGAAATTACCAAGGATTGGGGAATTAACACTGAGATCCTTTTTCATTCACCAGATGAATCCTGTGTCATCAAAGCTACCATTTATGATGAAAGTGGTCGGCTCAGAGGATCAGGTATAGCCAACGATCACATCAAGCATTCAAAGCTGCATGCTAAAAGCTTCATGGAGTTATGTGAAACAAGTGCCATAGGACGAGCCCTTTCTTGTATAGGGCTTGCTGGCGGCACCGAATACGCTTCTGCTGACGAGATCTACTTTGCTCTGCAAGACACAGTTGAGACAGAGACTAAGCCAGAACCAGAGGCAAAGCCTGAATTAAAGGTTGTTGATACGCCAGAGCCTACTGAGGACGAAGAAGCTGAGAAAAAAGCGCAGAAGATCGCTTGGGGCAAATTAAACTCTGCCGCGAAGACTATGTCTAAAGAGACTTTCCTAGAAAAGATTTGGGCTGATTACAAGAAAACTGCTCCTGCTAAGTACATAGATGCAATCGAGAAATCATCAATGCCTGGATGGCTGGAGGCATTCGATGCGCGAGAAAAATGAGCTGCAGGATCCAGCAAATGATCCAGATCGCATTGGCTGCATAACAGCAAGCGATCTTGTTGATGGCATCTCTGGTCCCAAGGGCAGAAAGACCTATATAAGAAAGAAGGCTGCAGAGCGGATGAACGGCAAGGCTAATCCGCAATTTGAAACGTGGCAGATGGAACGTGGTAAAAAGCTAGAGGCCGAAGCTTTGCATATCCTTGAGACAATCAAGTGTATCGACATTATCGATATGCCTTTCACTAAGCATCCGAAGATAGCTTATTTTGGGGCAAGCCCCGATGGCATCTATGAAGATAGATCTGCTCTGATAGAAGTTAAATGTCCTACCACTATTGAGCGCCACATGGCAGTCCTTGAAGGTGAGATTGAGGAAAAGCGGTACCTGATACAGATGCAAGCACAACTGTGTGTATTTAGGTCTGAAGGCTATCACACGGTTGATTTCGTCAGCTATTTCCCAGACATGACTGAACCTGAACAACGGATTGCCATCGTGCCATATCGGCCTACTAAGGCCGAATTGGACACGAAGGAATCGGAAGTAAAGAAGTTGGACGCGGAGATTAAAGATTACATAAAAAAACTAAGGAGCAAGAAATGAATAGAGCTATGCTGGTAGGTCGCCTGGGCAAAGATCCAGAGACATCAGAAGTAAAAGACACCACAGTCACTAAGTTTTCCCTAGCAACGCAGAGAGGAAAAGACGCACCAACCCAATGGCACAACATTGTGGCCTGGGGAAAAACAGGCACAGTCTTGCAGGAATATGTGAAGAAGGGAGATCAATTAGCCATTGAGGGCGAGATCCGCAACGGATCCTATGAAAAGAATGGCAAGAAGGTTTATACCAGCGAGATTAATCTAGACTCATTTACTTTCATAGGCGGTAAAAGCAATAATAATGATAGCGATACTGAAGATGAACCGCCATTCTAGAATCTTGGGAGTGCCGTGGCTTCCCAGATACCTCGCTGACTACTCTGGTCAGTGTCTAAGATCAAGGGGATATTGAGGTGGCGACCGAAGATCTCCATCCACGGCCTACTCTTTCTGATCGCCAGAAACGCGATGACATTCTGGCGAAACAGAAAGAGATCTCTCCCTGGATGACATTCATGCCCTTGAGTTGTATCTGCCCACACTGTGGGTTTGATTTCGTGGATTTTGAACCAGCCTATAAAGAATTAATTACAGGGTGTCCCAATGTCGGATGCTTTAGGAGCTACTGCGAGTGAATTATTTATCAGAAGAAGAACAACACATGGTAGAGGGTATTGAGTTTGCAAAGGAAATGGATCGAGTCATTGGACACATATCAGATGCTTTAGAACAAAAGTCTGAGTTAAGAACAGAATCAATTCACATGTTGATACCTTGCTTTGTTTCGATGGCAGCTCAAATGAGTTTGACACTCTGTTTGACAAAGGAAAAATGGCTGGAATTAGCAGAAATAACTTATAGAGAACATTCTAAAATAAACGAACCAACGAGTACGCACTAATGAAAAATAAGATAGAGATTGGTGAGCTACGATCAAAGGTTGCATATAGCTTTCAGCAGCCATACACCAGAAATTTTGGCTTTGAAAAAAGTGCTAATAAAAAATATACAAAAGACGTTTTCAGATCCGATGCAAGATGGATAGCAACTGCAACTCCCTATTTGCTGGAAAACGAATTACTTGATGTGATTTGTACAGCAGTTAACAAAAAGAAACTCAGGCAATTTGTCGATGCATTTTGGAGGGCCAGACCCCCAAACCATAATTTTTTTATGGAATGGGATGCAGCTTATGCGAGTGAATTATTAAATATAAATGAATTAGAACAAGAAGTAATTGAAATGAATTATCAACAGAGAGTGCAAGCTGGTGGAAAACCTTTTGAAGGCATGATAATGCCTGACATGATGGGTGTTTCAAGTAATTATAGGAGACATCCTGTTCAAGAAATGTATAGCTATTATACCAAGAAAATCTCAAAAGAAGTTTCGCCTAGCCGACAGGAATTCATGTTTCATTGGGCTAATAAGAAAGACAATTATGTTTATACTTCCCCAGCAACTCTAAGCATATTTATGGAAGAGGATATGAAGTCATATGCAGAAATGCTTCAAAAACACTCAAAGAATTTACCAGAAGCTGCTATAGAAAAAACTATGAATGGGCAGCTGCCTGACACAAACGGATCTGTCGTTTTAAAAAAATGGTTAGAGCTAGAACATATTCCAAAAGACATTGAAGAAATAGGTGCGTATATCGGCATTGGGCCACATTGTACTATGCGTGAACTGGACACAGATCATATTAGAGATCAAAACAAATATCACTCTACTTGGAAACCCGTTGAATCTGCCACGATGCAATTATATCTCCAGCCTAACAAAATGTGGTTTGGTTACGAAAAACATGCTTTTTTAATAATGCTCTCAGCCATTTCAATGTTGAATTACGATTGGGTAGTAAACAAAGAAGCTGGCGTAATAGCCAGAGGCAGCAAAAGCGTTAACACTGAGGTACTCCCCCAGGATCTCTACAAGCGAGTAACGATTAATTTGCCCAAGGACAAAGCCGTCAAAGAGTTTATGAAGCCTATGCCTCGCACACGTAAGTTCGGTACAGCCGAACACTCTGTGCGAGGACACTGGAGAGTCTATAAGAAAACTGGCATTAGGGTATGGATCAAGGAACATCATCGTGGAGACAGTAAGTACGGCACTGTGACGAAGGATTATGTCTTAGCTAAAAAGCCTGGGTTTCTAAAGCAAGCTAATACTTTAGAACCTTCAAGCACAATACATTAGGAGTTATTACGAAATGACTTCAGAATTTGTACATAGAAAACGATATGAAGAGATGACAGGTGTTTCACACAATGTTGTAAGCAATTGGATGAAACGCTGGGAAAGAAATAAGCACTATGTAGTGCTAGGTAAACAGACAATGATTAATCTTAATGAGGTAAACGCATGGATAAAAACAAGTGGCCTAAACACATTTACGATGACAAAGGAACTTTCCGAATAAAAATTCGTAAAACGGCAGATAATACAACTCTGTATGACAAACGATTAAAAGGGACTAAAACAAATCGAGTTAAAGATCGTCATCTAGCTATCAACCATTTAAAAGAGCAACTACTCAGATTAAATCTTGGGGCTGATTTAAAAGAGTTAGATGAAATGACATCTGGAATGATTAGATTCTGTGATGCTGCAAAAACCTACATTGAACATCACTTGGACAAACTACAAAAGAAAACTAAAAAACAGCATATAAAAGATTTAGAAAACTTTATGGTGCCATATTTTGGCAATACACTGATTGCTGATATCACTAAGGATCACCTTGAAAAGTTTTTAAAAGAACGAAATACAGGCAGAAAACGCAATCAAAACATGATGGGTGTTTTTAATAGACTTTGCTTTACTGTCTGCAAATACAACAAAGAGCAGTTAGCTACTAACGGTTTGTTTCAAAATGAAGATAACAGCAAACGCTTACGTGTTAATTCTCAAGCTAAAAAATCTATTACGTTAAACAAGGTCTGGTTGCCAGAACAAGTTCAGGCAATTATCAATGAATTGCCTGAACCTACAAATCAAAACAAAACATCTAGTATTTATGCTCCAGCAGCCGCTGATCAAGTACAGCTTTATTTTGTCCTATTTGTAGGTCTTGGATTACGACCGCAGGAGATCTTACCCTTGCGTTGGACAGATTGGTCTGACGATGAAACCCATATCAATATAGATCGTTGTGTAAGTGATAGAGAAATCCTAGAAGGTGTAGGAAAAACAGAAAGAGCCTTACGAGATGTTTATGTTCCAGAGTGGGTTCGAAAATTTTTAAGAGAAAGCACAACACGTTTTGCCAATGGTTATGTCTTTGTAAACCAGTACGGTAATCCTTGTGTTGATACTGAGTATTTTGATAAAGCTTACCATAAAGCTAGAAGGCGACTCAGGCTCCCTCACAAGCCACCTTACAGCTTTAGACACACAAGGGCATCTGAACTATTAAGTCGTGGTGTTAATCCAGCCTGGGCAGCTGAACAAATGGGACATGATACCGGTACTTTCTTAAACGTGTACGCTAAGTTTATTAAGAAATATCAAAAACAGAATCTAGAGATGCTTGAGTCAGATCACAACATTGTAAAAAAAGTAGCGTCCGAAAAGCGTCCGAAAAAAATCTCTAAAATAACAAAACTTTAATAAAATCAATGAGTTAGATGGCGGTGAGAGAGGGATTCGAACCCTCTCCCTTCCGCAATGTAGCGTAACATGGTCGAGCATTACTTTACATTAACTTCATATAACTTACTGTTATAAATAGCATTTATTTAATAATGCGTTAATGTAGGGTTATGTAAAGTCATACTAATATCGTGCATTGCGTCCGACTTGCGTCCGATAATTTTCGCATTTCATTAGTTAAATTATCTTTCAAACTTTTCAAAGTTTTCGCGTTTCAGACACACCCTACTTTTAAATAATACTAATCAATCAATCCCATATAAAGGCCAGGACTTCTCAATGGGTTAGATCTTGGTATCTCTTCTTGCGGAGTATCATCAACAGCAGCTCCTTCTAAAGCTTCAACAATGTTTCGCAGTGCCTGTAGATTAACATCCTCAAGATCCTGCCCAGCGAGAGCCTCTGAAGCTTCTCTGCGTAACCCAATATTACCAGGGCGAGGTACAGGGTTTAGACTTTTCAAATGTGTCAAAGTACTTGTACTCAATCGCGGATCTAGGTTTAAAAAAGATGCCATAAATTGTTGATGATCATTCATCCCAGACCTTTTAAAGTCTGTCAGTTTATCCATAATCATTCTGCCACTTCTCATAACCATACCAGCTTGAGCTAAACCAGTTTGACCTCCTCCAGGCACACTCTTAGCAAAAACCAAGGCTCCAGCATTATTTATTAATGTTTGCATTTGGCTTCTTTCTTTCGCTCCTTCTTGCACCAAGGTAGATCTTGATGCCATATCTGGGTTAAGTCGCATAGATTCAAAATCTGCCTCAACGATCCTATTAAACAACTCGAACTTTTCGATCTGATTGGCATCGAAAAGTTCTTTCATTAAAGTAGCATCTCGTCTGAAGTATTGATCGTATCGATTTTGATAAACCGCCAGGTTGTTTGCCTGAGTATTAGCAGGTCTTGTAATAGGTTCAAACAATGAAAAGGCAATATCATTGCGTAGAAAATCCATCTGTGGACTATCCTCACCAAAGATATTAGCCAGTTGTCTTACACTTCTGGCTGCTTCTGGTTTAAATCCAGAATCGGTTAACCCAAAAATTAATCGCCTAATTTCTTCATTGGTTTTTGGTGTCTCTAAGAATTGACGCATAAATGCGTCACCTTCAAATTTTGCGAAATACTCGGTATAAAACTTATTTGCATTTCGCCATTTAGCCAAATTTGCAGGATCACCCATTAAATCGGATTTGAAAGCAGCATCGATCCATTGATCATATCCCCTCCTTAACCACTTTAAACCTTCTAAATCATTTAAGTGCTCTGGAGTGACATTTTTACCAGATTTTGTCACTTCATAGTTTTCGATTGATTTATTGATTCGCTGCCGCAAAGCCCAGATTTGATCAACATCAGTAAAAGGTTCAAACACATCGTCAGTGCCGGTTGGTCTTGTTTCTCCTGTGTTACGACCTTGTGCAAACTCCATGTCTGGCTTTTTGCCCATCTTGGACAGTTCTTCCATATAGTTTCTTGTTAAAGTAGCGGTTTTAATATCAAACCTATTCCATTTGAAATCAGGATGATTTGCTAAAAATCCCTCTAACAATTGAAACTGATTAGTTGATACCCATGCATCGGACTCCCTCGCTTCTGCATACATGGCTGCAGCCATTTCTCTTTCAGCTTCTTGCGCCTCCATAATTGATTTTTGAAGATTGTCAGGACTTAATGCTTCACCTTTAATTTGAAAGCTACCAAGATCCTCACCTCTAACACGTTGCGCTCCTGTCAATCCATCAATAACTTCATTACCTTTCGTAGCTAATTTTTGCAAACGGTCTACTGAAATGTCTTCAGGATCAAATCCCATCTCGCGCAATTGCTTATTAGCGTTGGCAATTGCGCGATTACGCATTGCCACTTGACCACCCGTAAAAGCAATATCAGGACCAAAATCAAGTAGCGTTTTAATAGTGTGGTAAAAAGCTGGATAAGCAAAACCTTGTCTAGGCGTCCCTATTGGACCTAGTGCCTCCCTTTGCTCATTAAACATGTTCATTAGTTCAGCAGAAGGTGTTTCATTGTTATCTAACATTTCAGTGATTGTTTTCTGCGTTTCTCTTAATTGATTTATTTGCGTTGCATATTCTTCATTGCTTATTCCTAATTCTTCAGCTCCATCATAAAGCAATGGATCAGCCAGGGCCTCGGCACTAACTGTTGCTATCTTATCTGTAGCTCGATCATAGGTAGCAAAACCAGTATTAATAGCACCTAAAGCAATCGCACCAGATACAGATCTGGGAGCAAAAGTTAAATGACCAAACATGCTCTCCATATCATCAGCTAAAGCTTTAAACGCCTCACCAAAAGTATCTCCTCGTATTATTCTGTAGGGTGTACCTACTAATGCATTAACACCTGTCGCCCCAGCAACCATGGTAGGAGCTATTGCAGCATTCCAAACTGTTTCTGCAGTTCCTCTTAGCAAGTCTAGAGTAGGAGATCTTTCTGTAACAGGGGTGCCAGCAATCATGGTAGCTGCAAGATCACCAGCAGCACCAACCTCAGATGATAGAAAATTTAACGTATCAGCATCGGGTACATCTTCAGCAAACCTGGGGAACAGTCCTTGAGAACGCATATCGTTGTACGTAGCAATCTGATCATCGTTCATACCCCTCGTGCCGTATACACTGAAATGGTTATATGCATTATCAATCTGTTCTTGTGTGTATTGTCTGTTTTCAGCCATAATTAGAATCCTAAGTTACTAGCAGACTCGGCAGCATCCTTTTCAAATTGGGTTCTATATCTTTCTTGCCAATTCCATTGTGGAGGTGCTTGACCAGTAGCACGTGTGAAAGCACCTTCATATTGTGCTGCAGCAGTGCTAATCAAACGATCCATGTTGCGAACCATAACTCTTGGATCTTGAGAGTTTGCTCCTAATTCAATCTTCTTGTCTGCAATATCTCTATTACTGATTGAGTTGCCGTTTTGTTGGGACTTAGCCAACAAAAAGGCCATCTGTGTAATCATGCTGTCTAACTCACGAGCATTTAAACCAAGTTCAGTAAATTTTTTATTTTCAAATATTGTGCCTGAATAGCTTAGACCAGGTATTTCTGAGTGCATGCCAGAAGCTAGTCTGTTAACTTCCTCTAAATCTAAAGTTTCTGACATTTGCATATCATTAAACAAATAGCGCAAATTAGTGTTGATGTCATTTAATGTGGCAGCCATATCACCAATT